ACATCGATCCAGGGCACCATCGTCAATCGCTTCAAGCGGGACGAGGTAGTCTACTTTCGTGAGCATGATCCTGACAATGATCTGCTCCCGGGCGTGCCTGTGATTGATGTGATCAAAAGCGCCATTGCCCAGGAGTACGAGGCAAGCAAATACGTCGAGGCATTCTTCAAGAATGATGCTGTGCCTGGGCTGCTCCTGAGCACGGAGCAAAGCGTCCCCGAATTGGAAATGAACAAGATTATCGGCTGGTGGAACAAGAAGTTCAAGGGGGCGCGCAATGCTCACAAAGTGGCCTTTGCCGACAAGGGCATGAAGGCGCAGCTCCTCTCGGGCGACCTGGGCAAGCAAGCTCTTGTGGAGATCCGGGAGCAGGCTCGCAACGACATCTGTGTCGGCATGCGTGTGCCCAAGGTCCTGCTCGATATTCAGGGAGCGACCTTCGCCAATGCTGCTGAGGGGCGAAAGTTTCTCCTCGAGGACACAGTGATCCCGCGGGCCGACTACTATGCCGACGTGATCAACGAGGACCTTGTAGATCAGGTTGATCCGAGCGTCACCTTCGAATTTGCCACGGATGAGCTAGAGATTCTCCAAGAGGATGCGACGGCCAAGTGGGCACGATTGGCTTCGGCGATCAATGCAGGGGCCATCACGCCTGAGTTTGCCCGGCAAGAGATGGGCTGGCCGGAGACGGCTGCCCCGGAGGTACAGGAGCAACCCCTGACTCCGGAGCAGATTGATCTCAGGGCATGGCGGCGGAAGTCGCTCAAAGCCCTGCGCAGTGCAGGAAGCGCCGCCGTGGAGTTCGAGAGTCGAGTGATTCGGTCTACAGTCCGGGCGGCGATCTCGGCCCAGCTTGCCGGGGCTAAGACCAGCACCGACGTGCTCGGCGTATTCGACGGGATGCGATGACGGACCTCGAGGACAAGAAGCGCCTGACGGCGATCGTGGCCCGACTCTTGGCAGAGCAGTTTCGGGCCGTCTCTGCGGAGCTTGGCCTGCCCGCGCGCGCGGAGGATTTGCCACCCTGGCCGCCTCGCAACACAGATGCCTGGCGACTGTTCTGGCGTGAGCAGGATAAGCTCATGCGCAGGGAACTCACACCGGTCCTGCGCAGTCTCGCCGACGGCAAGATGAGTGAGCTCATGCTGCTCGTCAAGACTGATGTGTGGATCGAGCTGGTAGATACGGCCATCGCCAAGGCGCAGGCGGCGATCCTGCTCTGGGCGGACAGCTACACCTTCGGGCTTGTGAAAGGGATCAACGAGACCAGCCGGAACGTCATCGAGGACGCTCTGCAAAAAGCATTGACATTGCCGGGCTTTACGCGCGAAAATCTTGTAGCCGAGCTGGCCCCCACGTTCGGAGCCAACCGGGCGGAGATGATCGGGGTTACTGAGGTCACTCGGGTCTATTCGGAGGGGCAGCAGCTCGGCGCTCAGGAGCTCAAGGACGTGGGCATTATCGCTGTGGCGGTTTGGCACGTGAACGAGGGCTCGACCACGCGGGAGCCGGACGAGTGTGATGACCGGGATGAGCTGCCCGAAAGCGAATGGCCGACTGACGAATTCCCGCCACTCCACGTCAATTGTGAATGCACTGTGACCTATGACATCCGGGGGCCGGCATGATCGAGACGATCACCATCGAGGGGATGCCTGGATTGAAGATGGCCCTAAATGGCTTGGCTGATGGCAAATATCGCAAGCCGGCGATGAAGGCTATCGGAGAGATGGTTCGGCACGAAGTTGCGCCTTACCCGCCGCTATCCATAGCCAACAGCCCGCTCAACCCGACCGGCCGCTGGTACCAGCGTGGCTATGGCCCGCGCTCGCGCACGGGCTGGGGCCGGGAGACTTCGGAGCATCTAGGCAAGAGCTGGTACGTAAGTCCTGACATAGACCAGGTGGAAGTGGGCAATAAAGCCAGCTATGGGATCTTTGTCCAGGGCGATGAGCAGGCAGGCTTCCATGGGGAACGGGGCTGGAATGTGCTCTCCGTCATCGCTCGCAATAAGCTCGATGAGGCTATCGAGATCATCTGGCAGTACATCGAGAAAGTGTGGAACGCATGAAGATCAAGCTGAGAGATGCTGGCGCAATCCGGGCGGTGCTCGATGGGGACGTTAGGCGGCTTGAGGTCCTGGCTGCCCCATTCGGGGGTCCGACTCGCTTGGATCGTTACAAGCAATGGCTCTCGGCCCGCACCAATTTCATGCTAAGAATCAAGGATCAGCGGCCGCTTCTTTACATGCACGGGTTTTCGCCTGGTAGACGCCCTGTTGACATCCCTGAACCTATTGGGGTTGCTGAGGCTGTCAGGACGGACGATCTAGGGTTGTGGATGGTTTGTGAGGTTGACAACTCAGTTCTCGGCAACCGTGCGTGGAGCGCGGCCATGAAAGGCACGGCGGCCGCATCGACTGGGAGTGTCAACTATATTGTGAGGCCGCAGGATCAGCTAGACGGTACGCCGACGCCGGGCGAGGTTACGGTATGGCCGATTGCTGAGCTTTCCATTTTCGACAGAGCTGACGGTACTCCAGTCAGCGACGACGCTATTGTCTTGCCCATGAGGGCATTCTTTTCACAGGTCGGTCTTGACCTTCCGACTGCGTTCGAGGCCGGTGAGGATAAGGACCAGGACGAAGCGGATCGACCCCCTATCCGAACGACAGGAGTGTTTACCATGGACGCTGAGATTTTGAAGGCCATCAACGACGGCATCTCTGCGGCTTTCGTGGCTCAGAATGCCGCCGCTGTAGTAGCCGAGACGGAGCGCGCTGCGATGCGTGCTTCGATCCTCGAAGAGTTGAAGAAAGACCCAGCGCAGCGCCGGGCCGTCTTCAACGTTGTGACGGATGACCCGACCAAGGGTCAGGACGAAGGCAAGCAAGAGACCTACGCCTACATGCGGGCGCTGGTCGAGGATGCGCGGCGCGTGGCGGACGGCGGCTTGCCGCTGCGGTTCACAAGCGCCAAGCGAGGGCTTGAGGAAAGCGAAGCGGCCGAGCTCGGTGTGCTCGTCCCGGACGATCTCTATGCTGGGATCAGCGAAGAGCGAGGCAAGTACTCCCTGGTCCGCAGGTCGGGCATGCGCACGTTCACGACCGACAAGCTGACCTTCACCGTGCCAGTCGCCACAAGCATGGCGATCATCCCGACGGTTGCCGAGGAAGGTGCGTACGTCGAGAATGCGCCCTCGACCGTCGCCAAGACTGTGACGCTGCTCAAGAAAGGCTCGCTCGTCACGGTGTCTGAGGAGTCGCTGGAAGACATCCCGGTGCTTCAGCAATGGCTCACGAGCGAAGCCGGCAAGGCGCTGGCACTGGCCGAGAACAAGGTGCTCTATGACCTGCTCGCCTCCATCGATGGTGTTGAGATCGCCACGACCAAGGTGATTCTCGACAGTGAGGTCATGACGGCCTACTTCGCCCTGGCGCAGGAGTACCGTGATCGGGCTGTGTTCATCATGAACGACGCCACCTTGGCCTTCCTGCGCGCGATGCTCATTGCCACGCCTCGCGCGTATGGGGGTATCGGCTGGAACGATCTGGCTATGGGCGACACGCCCGGCGAGCGGTTCTTGGGCAAACCGGTGTTCACCAATGCCAACTGGACAAGCATCCAGACAACGACTCAGGACGACTTGAAGGTCATCGACTTCGTTGACCTGAGCGAGACCGTTGCCTGGGCTGATCGACGTGGCCTGAGCATCTTCGTCGATCCGTACACCGTGCGCGCGAGCGCGGGCCAGGTGCAATTCCTGCCGAGCGCCCGGTTCGCCGGTGTTGTGCTCCGGACGACCGCACTGAGCGGGATCGACGGACACGAGTAGAAGTTAGGCGGGGGAGGGGTCCTACTTCTCCTTCCCCTCCCCCGCCGGAGAACAGTCATGCAATACGCAGACCTGGCCGATCTCAGGCACTATGCCGGCTTCGACAGCGAAGAGGATGACGACGTGCTGATCGCTCTGCTGGCTGCCGCTGCCGAGCTGATCAACGGCGTCACGGATCGGGTCTTCAAAATCGAGGCCGACGGCACCAGGACCTTCCGCCGCATCTGGGGAGAGGATGGGCCCTTTGCCGGGCGCATGCTGTACCTCCACCCGCATGAGCTGGCTCAGGCGGCGACCAGCATCACAGGCACCCCGACGGTCGTCTACTTGCCCGACAACGCGCCGCCCTACAGTCGGATCATGCTCGATGAGAGCGACACGGTAGGCTGGACTTATCCGACCGTCATTGTGGGCAAGTGGGGATATAGCGTCTCGCCTCCGGGCACCATCGTCGAGGTCAATCTACGCCTGGCGAAGTGGCTCTATGGCCTGCGGGAGACCACGACTGGAGATAGGCCGTTGGTCACACCCGAGGGCATTTACCTCACGCCTAACAACTTACCGGCCGACGTCCTCGCTATGCTTCAGCCTTACTGCAAGCTGAGGGTCGCATGAGCGCCATTGCGGACATCTTCACCGCCGTCGGCGAGATGACCGTTGGCACAACCAAGGCCCGCAACCTGGGCGAGATCAAGCTGCAAGTGAGGCTTGCTGATGTTCCGATCCGAATGCTCTTGCCCAACCCGCGGTCGGAGGGGAACTTTGTCGCTATCGGCACAACGAGTAGCTTACGGTGGGCGCTCCGGGATCTTTGTCTGTGGGCCCCCACCGCTCAAGGAACTGGCCTGCCGCAGTACGCGGAGGAGATGGCCGAATACATCCGCCAATACGCCTTAGCCCTCAAGGCGCTCCGGGCACCGACCTCGCAGAGCTACATCGCTTCGGTGAGCTATGCAATCGGGCCGATTACCTGGGGCGAGACCGAATTCTGGGCCGTGGACGTGAACCTGGAGATCGAGGAGGTCTTCTGATGGGACTGTTCAACGTAATCTCTGCCGTTCCTGTGCTCCAGATCGTCGGAGCCTACACTGCCGAGGATTGTGTCGGCGGCCTCTTGACCTTCGCCAACGCGGCCAGCGCTTATGCGTCGGAAGGCGTGATCAAGCGGATCACCGTGATTGACGCTGACAAAGAGAAGGCCGCGGGCAAGCTGTACTTCTTCAATGCTGACCCCTCGTCTGCCGTCGATACGGATGCAGCTTCTTTCCTGCCGGCGGCTGCGGACCTGGTGAAGCTAATCGGCGCTAAGGCAATCGCCGCGGCGGACTTCGTCGACAGCACATCGGACAGTGTGGCCGTCTACGAGATGGATATGGCCTTCGTCCTGGCGGCCGGCGGGACGAGTCTGTTTGCCGTGTTCGTCTGCGACGCCACACCCACCTACACCGCGGCGACCGACTTGACGATCAAGCTCGTCATCGCTCGAGACTGAGAGGAACCCATGCCCTACATTCCTGCGCTTGAGAAGATCCAGATCGGCGAGGAGGCAACCTACGGCGATGGGGCCGTAGCCACGATCCAGCTCGCCGGCAAGACCTGTCGGATCGACCCTCATGTTGAGGCGGAACAGGTCATCGACAAGCGTGGGAACACCATGCCCGCGCATGTGGCGCTGGTCAAGCGGCGCTGGTCGGAGGGGTTGATCTCGGGCTTCCTGGATTACGAGACAGCCCGACTGTGGCTGAACACGATATTCACCGTTGACGCCTCCTCGCCGCATACCTATCTGGCGGTTCTCGCCGGGCAGACACCGGGCAGTCTGTCGCTATACTATGGGCAGACCGGGTTGCTCTACAAGGTCGCTGGCGTCATCCCGAGCTCACTTTCCATCAAGGGAGCCAGCGGTGAACCTGTCACCTTCGAGTTCAAGTTCTTTGGGCAGGCGGCCGACGCGGGCGCGTCCTTCGCCGGGCTGAGTGATCCTGCGCCAGTGTTCGTCATGGGGCATCACGCAGCTGTGTATCTTGATCCCATCGCCGGGCCCATTGGTACGACTGCTCTCACCGATCTTGCTTTCCGCTTTGAAGCTATGATCACCTGTAATCGCAAGCCGGTTTGGCATCTGGGAGATCAGGTACCGGACTCGAACCGGCAAGGTAAGTGGGGCGGGAGCATGAAGCTTGTCGTCGAGGCCGACGCCACGCGCTTGGGCTATATCAACGACATCCTCGATAACACGATTGCTCCAGAGGGCTATGCAGTTCGGGTCCGCATGACAGATGGCTCGAAGATCCTGGACATCAACTTCGCCGGGCAAGCGCTCACCCCGCCGCCGCTGATCTCGGATGAGGATGGGATCACGACCGTCGAGTTCGATCTGGCCCCGGTCTACTCCAGCGATGCGACCTTCCTGAGCTGCTGGGGTGCCACGCTGACGCTGCCATGATCGAGTGGGATCTGCCCGGGCCGAACACACCCGGCTTCCTACGCCGGCGGAAAGAGCTAGGCGAACTGCTCGATGCCGAGTACAACCCAACCAACCTGGAGGCAGTGAATGAATACCTCCTCCAGTTCATCAAGCAGCCCGAGGGCCGAGACGAGGCACTCGAAGCGATACTTGATCTGAGCGCGGCCGAATACTCAAAGATAATCCTGCGTTTGATTGGGCAGCTTCGGATTCCTGACCCAAAAGGCGGGCCATCCGAGCAGCTTTGAGATGGGGGGCGCCATGTCCCCCGGAGCTGCTAATCATCCAGGCGGCTGAGCATTTCCATGTTCTGCCGCCTGACGTTGAGGAGCGAATGACGCCTCAGTGGTGGGCGCTGTATCTGGTCTATCTTGAGGAGTTGCAGCGTGGCTGACAAGATTCTGAGCATCATCATTCGGACAAAGGATGAGGCCTCGGCCAAGCTCAAAGAGATCACGGGCCTGAACGACGCTCAGGTGGCATCCATCGGTGCGGCGCTGCCGGTGATCGGCGCCGCCTCTGCGGCCTACGTCGGGGCGCTCAAAGTCGCTGGCGATCTGGCGATGGGCTTTCAAGACTACGCCATCGCCGTAGGCGACACGGCTACGAAGCTGCAAATCTCCAATGACGAAGCCGCGGCCATGATGGAATTGGGATCTGACTTCGGCGTGAGTCTCTCCGGAATGGAAATGGCATTCAGGACGATGGCGAAGAGCGGGATTGATCCATCTATCGAAGGCCTCATAGAGATCAAGAAACGACTGGACGAGGCTGGCGGCCCAGCTGAACGGTTGGCTCTTGCAACTGAGCTGATGGGCAGAGGCGGGGCTGACCTGATCCCGGTCCTGGATCAATTGAATAATGACCAACTGCGGAATTATATCGATAACCTGAACGAGGGGCAGCGTATCTCCCAGGAGGAATACGAGACGGCCCTCCGGCAGCGCGCCGCTTTGGACGAAGTGGGAGACGCCTGGGAGGGGATCAAGCTCCAAGTCGGTGGATGGCTCTCCATGGGCGCCTTGCCCTATCTTGAGAACATCCTGGATGTACTCAAGGGATCTGTTTCATATCTGGAGGGCTTTGCTCGCTTTTGGGAGATTCTGACGGGTTCGGGCTTGCCCGAGGTTCCCACGATGAGCGGCGGCGGTGGCTGGGGTGTCGAAGGTCACGCCACAGGCGGTAGATTTGAAGTTGGGGGGCCGGCTGGTGTCGATCAAACGATGGTCCGTTTCCGGGCGAGTGCGGGGGAGACAGTAACGGTCGGATCGGGCGGCGACGAGACTGTTTCCGAAATGCGCCGGATGACCGCAGAGATCAAGCGCATGGTGAGAAGTCTGCCCGTCGCAATCCGGGATGCGGTGGAGCGGAGCGCGTGAAGTGGTCGGGGAAACTCTATTTTGGTATTCGAAACGAAAGCGAGCTCTTAGCGAATACCGGCTTTGAGACTGCCGGCGCTGGCGGCGAGGATGTCTTCGGAACCTGGGTAGAATACGCGCCGGGAACAGGCACGGTTGAAGACGAAACAGTAGATATTCATGGTGGCTCGCATGCTGCTCAGTGCAACTCGGACGCCTCTGACGATGCCATCATCTATCAAGATGACATAGCAGTTACACCAGGACATGCTTGTCTCCTCTCGTTTTGGACGCACGGAGACGGGCAACACTGCGGACGCTACTACGCTTACGATTTGACACACTCCGCCTTCATTGTCCCGGACACGGCCGAGATGCTACCAGGGGATCTCACGAATGTTTACGGAAGCGCTTACGAGCTTGTGACTGCGGGGTTCAGGGTGCCGGCAGGTTGCACGACCGTCCGCATTGGTCTTTTGGCCCCTGGCATTCCCGCCGCTACAATCTACTTCGACGATGTGTCTTTGATCGACGTTGACGACATTGCATGGACCGAATGCGAAGATGTACTTCTCGATCAACCCGTTGAATGGGAATATGGCTTTGCTCAAGGCAGCCCGCTTGATCTCCTGGCCTCAACGGGGCGCCTATCCTTTCTTTTGGACAACTCGGATCAAAATAGCGCCGGCCTGGCCGGGCTGTACTCACCCGAGAATGCCAATCTCTTAGCTGGGTTCGCCGAAGGAACATTGGTCAAGCTGGAGCTTGCGGAGGACGACATGACAACCATTCTGTTGACGGGCTGGATCACGCCCGATGACACCTGGACCTATGCGAGCGCGACGACCTTCACGGTTGTGGGTGATCAAACGGCGCGGTTCCGCAAGGGAACCAAGATCAAGCTCACGCAGACAACCGACAAGTATTTCTACGTCGTCTCATCCAGCTACGGCGCTCCGAACACAACCGTCACGATCACGGGCGGATCGGATTATTCCCTGGCGAATGCGGCGATCACGTCGCCTAGATTCAGCTACATCTTGAACCCGGAGGGATTCCCGGCCTGGTTCAATTGGACGCCGGCGCTCACCGGGTTTTCGGCCGATCCCACAAACGCTGTCTATCGGTTCTGCATGATCGGCGGCACAGTATTCCTCAAGGTCCGTCAGGGCACTGCCGGAACGAGCAACGCCACCACATTCACAGTCGGTCTGCCGATCACTGCCTCCTCCATCACGAATGATGGGCAATGGGGTACACCCGGCTTCTATGTCGATAACGGGGTGACGAAGACCGGCGGGGCCGTGGGTATCTCGGCTGTGGCGAACACCATCGCGAATTGCTACACGGATGATCTCGGAGTCTGGACGGGTTCGGGCAGCAAGCGTATCGCCTTCATGCTGGCCTACGAGGCGGCATGACAGACGTATTCTTCACCCGTTTCATCGGAAGGATCAGCGACATTCGTCCTGATTCGGGTCTATTCGATGGGCAAGTGGTCGAGGTTGAAGTGCAGGATTGGATCGGATTTCTGTCCGAGCAAGAGCTAGGTCCTCATGAAGTGACAACCGACAAGACGGCCGACGAGGCAATCGACGAGGTGCTCATCGGATTCCCTATTCAACCTGAGGCGACCGATTTCGACACCGGAACCGAGACATTCCCAACCTTATTTGATACAGATGGGCCCGCCTCGAGCATGGCGAGCTTCCTGTCGAAGATGTGTCGAAACGAATGGGGCCGTCTATATCTTATAGCCGACGGCACACTGCAATTCCAAAACAAGACTGCTCGGGATGCTGCCCAATCTATCGGGACCGTCGACGGCGAGATGACCGAGCTCGATGTGGAGTATCTTCGGGCGGACGTATATCCCATCGTTCAGGTGGTCGTGAGCCTTGCAAGCGTTGACGCCAACCCGGATAGATTGCTGTGGTCGCTGGCTGGTGCGCCCGCCATTCAGCCAGGCCAGACCATCGAGATCGAATGTCCCTATACCGACGTGGAGGGAACCCAGGGACAGATCACAGCCAAGGACATCGTTGATCCGCCCTTTTACGAGTTTGGGAGCGTTCAGAACTTCGTTTCCGACGATATGCACGCCGATTTATCGGTTGATCTTGAGGTTGGGGCAACCAAGACGCTGGCGCGATTGACGAATGAAAATGCCGGAACCGTCGGCTACCTGAACGATCTCCAGCTTGACGGGAAGGGGATCATCTTCGCCAGTCCTCTGACCATCGAGCGGCGAACTGAGGAGCCGATTTATCGTGGCATTGGCGAGCGCCGGCTGGTCGTCCGCCTGGAGCAGATCGCCGATCTGGACACTGCCACACAGCGGGCGGAAGACTTGCTTGCCATCGTAGGAAATCCCGAGCGCCGGGCGATTGAGCTTCGGTTCGACGCCGGGCAGTCCTTGGCCCTGGCGGAAGTGGCCGTGACACTGGAGCCCTCCAGCAAGATAACAGTGGTCGAGGACATGACCGGCGTGAGTGGCGACTACTTCGTAGAACGCCTCTTTTTCTCCCTCGACGCCGGCCAACTCTGGGTCACTATCCTCGCTTCCCCAGCATAGCAACAAATCCTGCGAAATTGGTACCAGAGTGGGGGTCCATCTTGCCCCAGGATGTGGTATAACACTCTCAGAGCGAAGGAAAGGAGCGAATGATGTCCCAGGTCACACAAGTCAGGATGAGGCTCTTGTACCGTGTTATGGCCGCCGGCGGCAATGTCTCGAAAGTGGCCCGGGAGCTAGGGGTCCATCGGTCAACCCTTTGGCGATTTCTCTACCAGAACTATGAGCCGGAAACCCCGACAATCCGCCGGGCGCTGGGACTGGAGGAAGTCCATGAATAAGACCAAGATCATCCCCACGCCCTACGCCGAGCTAGTGACGCAGGTCGGACAGCAAAGGATCGTAGACGCCCTGACGGTCGAGGTTCTCTATGGGCACCTGAGCCGCCAGGCTGCGGACATGCTAATCGAAGCCCGCAACTGGGACGGCGCTCTGATCGTTCTGCGCCGACTGAACCAGGAGAAGCATATGCCCACGAACTGACCGAGCCGCCCACTCACTTCAAATCTCAGGAGACGACATGAATATCAAGGATAGCTTTCCCTCGAAGTGGCTCAAAGCGGATGACCTCGAAGGCGACATGAACCTGACGATCAAGGGTGTTGAGCAGGAAATGCTCGATGACGGCCCCAAGCCTGTAGTGTCCTTTCGAGAGATCGAGAAGGGTCTGGTGCTCAACAAGACCAATGCCCGGACCATCGCCAAGCTCTATGGCGTGGAGACTGGCGCTTGGGCGGGCAGGATGATCACGATCTTCCCGACGCAGGTTGATTACCGGGGCGAGCAGGTTGCTGCCATCCGCGTCCGGCTGGCAGCCCCGCCAGCCAACGGGACACAAGTCGTCCCGAGTAACGTCCCCGAGGACGACTTCCCGTTCTAAGTTCAACCGGCTGGCCCGTCCGCGACAAGCCAGGAGGGCGCTGCCGCGGTCGGCGGCATAGACGGCGGGCCGGCCGGATCTGTGGAGAGACCATGAGACGTGCTGCGAAAGTGGATACCAATCAAGCTGAGATCGTTCAGGACCTTCGAGCGCTGGGGTGCACGGTGCAGTCCATCGCCTCGATGGGCCAGGGTGTGCCGGATCTGCTTGTCGGGTGGAAGGGCAAGAATTACCTCTTCGAAGTGAAAGACCCAGCCAAGCCGCCGAGCAAGCGTCTTCTCACGGAAGACGAACTGAGCTGGCAACTCGCCTGGCGTGGTCATGTGAAGACGATTGAGGGCACGTATCAAGCCCTGGAGGAGATGACCCATGAAGGATAACCGCTTCGAGCTCTGGACAGACATCAGCCTCAACCAGAATTGCAAGCCGGGCAGCGGCACGATCTACCCGATCAACTTCGCCAAGATGAAGGCGGCCGGGATCGACGGGGTTGTGATCCGCAAGAGCAGCGGACTGAAGCGAGATGCGGCCTTCTCGGCGAACTGGCTGGGCGCTCTCGCCGCCGGCCTCAAGCGGAGCTTCTATGCCGTGTACTGGCCCCAGCTCGGGTTTGAGGGCCAGGTCGAGGCGATGACGACCTTCTTGGACGGAAGTGCCTTCAATCCCGATCAGGTGGACCGTCCACCGTGGGCGGACATCGAGGTTGCCCACTCCATGAGCACATCGCTGGCGATCAAGAACACGCTGGCCTGGCTCTACCGGATGAAGCTGTGGGCAGGCGACCTGGACATCTACACGGGCCAATACCGATGGAATCGGTACTACTCCGACAAGGCGGGATGGTGCGACGACTGGCGGCTTGTGATCGCCAGCTACGGGCACGGCCTCCCGCTCTTGCCGACGGGCTGGCAGTTCCATAAGGACGGCACGCCGACCGTGCGCTCCGAGGTCTGGGACGGCTGGCAGTACAGCGCCGACGGCAACGGCCTGGGAGCTCTTCTGGGATGTTATAGCCGGGACGTGGATCTGTCCTGGAGGAGGATACGGGAATGAGCAAGCTATCAGAGTTAATGCAGGGGACGGTTCACTCTGCTCGAGCTCGGGAGAGGAGTGGCAGCTTTGGGATGATCCCCTGGCGGACGGTCGAGAAGTGGATACCGCTTGCTAAATCTCTGGAGAATCCGTCCGAGCCTCAGCCGCTCCCCATCGACGGCCAGCTCGCCGAGTACGATGATCTGAGGGAGGGATAACCCATGAAGAAGGACTATCGTAAGGGATGGTTCACGCATGTCCACCATTCGGGTCCAGCCATCGAGTGGTCCGATAACATCGAGGAACGATTTGAGTTCATCCGAGCCAGTAAGGCGGCGGACGAGCAAGAGCTGCGGGCGGCGCTGATTATTCGCGTGCCCGACCGGCTAATCCCACTTGAGGTTCGCAAGGCCCAAGCGGCCTACAACAAGGCCAGGGCGGCCTACAACAAGGCCAGGGTGGCCTACCACACGGCCCAAGCGGCCTAAACAAGGCCCAAGCGGCCTACCACAAGGCCCAAGCGGCCTATGACTGGGAGGCTATTTACGCCCAGGTGAAGCTAGCGAATTCCCCTTGGGATGGTAGGACGATCTTTTCGAGAGGTAAGGGAATCGAGGCGATCTTGTGACCTGTTCCTGTCCGGAACACCACCCCGGAACGGGTGAACAGGTCGAGGCAGTCTGACAGTAGGCTGACGATAGGCTGACGTTTAGCTGACCATTTGAGCGTAGGAGGGGTAGGGGTGCTTGACTTCCAGAAATCCTGTAACAAAATTGAGGCGAACTTTGCAAGACAAAGGCGCGAACGACTGAGTTCCCGGGAGCGCCCTGCAAGGGCAGGCGACCGGGAACTCGTCGGAGGAGCCAAGGGGGCAAGACAAACCGGGACGAATCGGGACGGGGAGGTCTTTGTGAGAAGAATGCTCAGGTGTGCCATGCCGCTCTGCGGCAATCGAGTTTCACGACCGGATCACATCTATTGCTCGAGCTGTTGGCACCAGAATTCGGCTACCCATGAGGCGGCGAACTTGACTGCTGATGGCGTGATCCGTTGGAAGAATCTTCGTACGACCACCTTCGTTCACAAAGGCCCTCCCCCTGAGGGGGTTGAGCTCTACGGTCGGCATCCTGAATGAACCCGAAGAACCGCATGATGGAGCTGGGCTTCCCCCAGGATCAGATCCGGGCTATCCGGGATCGCCTCTCGGATGAAAAGCTGATTAGCCTCTTCGAGCAGCTCGATGCTATGCCCGAAAGCCAATTCCCATTCGCCAGCCGTTTCTACTCCCTGGCTCTCAAGGCAATGGGCGATCTGCCCGGCACCAGCTCTGCCCAGGAGAAGATCACGGCCGACGCATTCGAGCGCCAGGACGCAGACCGCCGGCGAGAGATACGCCTGATCCTCGATGCTGAGGGCCCTTCCTCCACACAGAAGCTCCACAAGGCCATCGGCGGCCGCAAGGCCGGGCTGATCGCTGTGCTCAACATGATGGTCCGGGATGCGGAGCTGATCGTCTTCAAAGGCACGCGTGGGGCGAAGCTCTATCAGATCAACCCGTCGGGGGAGCCATGACCTCCCTCGCCTGGGGCTTCTGGATCTTCGCCCTGGTGTTCGCCGGGCAGATTCTCCTCGAAATCACAAGCTGATTTGACAACTCCGCCCTCCTGTGCTACGGTTATTGCCGGAGGGCACATGGACTCATTCTACAAATACGTCGGCGTTCGCGGTGTTCTTGCGGTAGTGGTCACGATTGCGGTCGTGGCCGCTGTGTTTATGAAGTACGAGATCGACGCCCCGATGTGGTCTTTGCTGGGCCTGGCCTGGGGCGCCTACTTCCCGACCAACGGCAATTCTGCGGTCAAGGCTCTCACGGCCCCGAAATGAAGTCGAAGCGGAAGAAGTTCATCAGCGCTTATCTGATGAGCTTCAACGCCACCCGGGCGGCGATTGCGGCCGGCTACAGTGAGCGGTCAGCCCCTACCACTGGGCATGATCTCCTAAGACAACCCAAGGTAGCCGAGGCGATCAAGCTCCATCTGACCGCCTCGGCTATGAGTGCCGACGAGGTGCTCATGCGCCTGGCTGAGCTTGCCAGAGGCGAGGTAGGCGGTAGGGACAAGGTGCGCGCGCTTGAACTCCTGGGCAAGAGCTATGCCATGTTCGTGGACAAGCAGATTATTCAGACCCTTGGAGGGCTAGAGATCACCGATGACGAAGCGTCTGGTGATCCGGCTGCCCCACCCGCACGCGAGACAGGCTGAGATCGAGGCATGCACAGCCAAGCGGATAGTTCTCCGGGCGGGCAGGCGAGGGGGCAAGACCACCCTCGTAGCCCGCAAGGCGATCAAGGAGGCCAGCCTCGGCCGGCGGGTGCTTTACACGGCCCCAATCGTGGAGCAGACCGATGCCTTCTGGACCAAATGCACCGATTGGCTCGGCGCGGCTTTCCTGACCAAGCTGATCGAGAAGAACGAAACGCGGAAGATGCTCGACTTCCGGCACTCGGGCGGGCGGATCACAGCGCGTACAGCATTCAAGCCCGATCACCTGCGCGGCGATTACGGCGACCTGATCTTGCTGGACGAATATGCCTTTCAAAACCCCGAGGTTTGGGAGAAGGTCTGTGCGCCGATGACGCTCGACAACGACGGCGATGTGATCTTCCTGGGCACACCGAACAAGCGCAATCATTTCTATCGGCTCTATCTCCAAGCCAAGAACAACGACGATGGCCGATGGGCCGAGTTCGCTTTCCCATCGACCGAGAATCCTCATCTGAGCGCCGATGCCTTAGTCGAGATCACGAAGGATATGACGGCCGAGGACTATCGGCAGGAAATCCTGGGCGAGTTCGTCGAGGGCGAGGGGCAGGTGTTCCGGGTGCGGGATACGCACTTCTGGAGGCCCAACGGCGGCCATGCCGACCACCCCAAGGGCACGACCATCGACTGGGGGCAGGTGCAGGATTACACCTCGATCTCAGTGGGTTGTCTCCAGTGCCACAAGGAGCTGGAGCTGATCCGCTTCCGGGGCATGAGCTATCCCGACCAGCTCCAGCGGATCAAGGAGCTCTACCAGCGGGTTGGAGGCAGCGTGTGGGCCGAGGCCAACAGCATGGGCTTGCCCAACATCCAGCAGCTCCAGGCGGACGGCGTGCCTGTGATGCCCTTTGACACCACACTCCAGAGCAAGCGGCAGATCGTTCAGGGGCTTAGGCTGGCCCTGGAGCGGGATGAATGGCAATTCGTCGAGGACATGGTCGCCCGGCTTGAGCTCGAAGCCTATGAGGCGACGACCTCGCCTCGAACTGGGCAGACGAGCTACCAGGCGGCTGAGGGGGCGCACGACGACACGGTGATCACTCGAGCGCTTCTGGTCTGGGCGGATGCCCAGGGGCACATCACATTGGGGTAGCTATGCGAGACATGCTTCTGACCCCCCGAAACGCCATGCGAATTGCAGACTGGCCATTTGCTGCCGGGCTGAGAGAGGGTGCCTATGAACTCTCCAGCGGTCAGCGCCTTAGCAGCGGCAAGTATACCAAGTCGGCCTGGGCCTACGCTGCTATGCAGATCCGGGCGAGTGAGCTAGCCCGGCTGTCTTGGCGCATCGTGCGCAATGACGAGGTGGTCAAGAACCATCCCCTGTACGAGATGCTGACCAACTTCGGCCGGGAGAGCAATTGGGCCGAGGTCATGGGCGCTTCGGAGATCGACATGCTCATGACCGGAGCTGGCTATTGGCTGATCGACGGGACTGAGCTTAGGCGGTTGAGCTCCCCCACGATGAGCGTGAAGGCGGACCGGACCGGTATTCAGGAGTTCGTCACATCGATCCAGGGCACCATCGTCAATCGCTTCAAGCGGGACGAGGTAGTCTACTTTCGTGAGCATGATCCTGACAATGATCTGCTCCCGGGCGTGCCTGTGATTGATGTGATCAAAAGCGCCATTGCCCAGGAGTACGAGGCAAGCAAATACGTCGAGGCATTCTTCAAGAATGATGCTGTGCCTGGGCTGCTCCTGAGCACGGAGCAAAGCGTCCCCGAATTGGAAATGAACAAGATTATCGGCTGGTGGAACAAGAAGTTCAAGGGGGCGCGCAATGCTCACAAAGTGGCCTTTGCCGACAAGGGCATGAAGGCGCAGCTCCTCTCGGGCGACCTGGGCAAGCAAGCTCTTGTGGAGATCCGGGAGCAGGCTCGCAACGACATCTGTGTCGGCATGCGTGTGCCCAAGGTCCTGCTCGACATTCAGGGAGCGACCTTCG